TCCATCCCTCACCTACGAAGGGGTGCAATCAAGGACTTTGCGAAGGTCATGCAATGGACAGGCCGATGGGTCGCAGACCGATGGAACAAGACCCTCCTGACCTACAACTTCGCAAACGGCTCGGTCATCGAGTTCTTTTCGGCTGATTCCGAGGCAAGGCTCCGAGGGGCAAGGAGGCAGGTCGTCTACATCAACGAGGCCAACAACATCGACTTCGAGTCCTACTACCAGTTGGCAATCCGTACAAGCGAAGCCATCTACATCGATTTTAACCCGACGCATGAGTTCTGGGCGCATACCGAGGTCCTGCCCGAACAGGATGCAGAACTGATAATCCTAACCTACAACGACAACGAGGCTTTGCCCGACACGATTAGGAAAGACATCGAACTGAACCGCACCAAAGCCGAAACGTCTGCGTATTGGGCGAACTGGTGGAAGGTATATGGCCTTGGTCAAGTCGGGACGCTTCAGGGTGCGATATACGAGGACTTCGAGGTCGTTGAGGGTATCGATGTCAGCCGAGCGAAATTCGTCGCCCTTGGGCTTGACTGGGGCTTTAGCAACGACCCTACGGCCTTGGTCGCTATCTACCGCCAAGGGGACTGCCTGCTGATTCAGGAACTGCTGTACTCCACGGGCCTTACCAACCAAGACATCGCAGACAAGTTGCGGTCGCTGGGCATTACAAGGGCTTGGGAAATCGTGGCCGATTCAGCAGAACCCAAGAGCATCGAGGAAATCTACCGTCTTGGCTTCAACATCAAGCCAGCGGACAAAGGCCCCGATTCGGTCAGGAACGGGATTGACATCCTGAAACGCTTTAAATTGCAGGTAACCAAGGATAGCACCAACCTTATCAAAGAATTAAGATCCTACACTTGGGCAACCGACAAAGAGGGCAAGAACACGGGGGTCCCGATTGATTCCTTCAACCACGCCTGCGATGCGATGCGGTATGTGGCTCTCAACAAGTTAAGAGTAAGCAACTCAGGGAAGTATGTTGTGGTGTAACTTTGCCCCATGAACACCGAACGCATCCTTGACCTGCTCATCGAAATCGGCAAGACGCTTGCAGCCGTTTTCTTTATCATCACCCTTCTAACCCTCCTTTGGACCTTATGAAAGTCGTCCACTACTACCACATCTACTGCGGAGGGAATTGGCAGTTAATCCTGAATCAACACATGATGGCGGTCTGCAACTATGGCCTCATCAATGTCTTGGACGAAATCCGTGTCGGCATCGTTGGTCCACCCGAACAACGCAAAGCGGTCAAGGAGGTGCTGGAGAACTCGATGGTGGCCGATAAGGTCAAGGTCGTGGTAACCCGGACGAATGCTTGGGAGCAGGCGACCCTGACCGAGATGTACCGGGCTTCGCAGGAAGAGGATGCCGTGTACCTGTACGCCCACACCAAGGGGGCAAGCGACCCTTCTTTGATAAACCAGTTGTGGAATCGAAGCATGACTTTCTTCAACGTCGTGGCTTGGGAACGCTGCCTGCAACTGCTGGAAGGAGTCGATGCCGTAGGCTGCCATTGGATTACCAAGGAGCAGTTCCCTCACATGGCGGACCACAACAACCCCGAAGGCTACCCATACTTTGGTGGAACCTATTGGTGGGCCAAGTCGTCCCACATCAAGGAACTGGGTGAGCCTGTACGGGACCACCGCTGGCAGGCCGAACATTGGATTGGAAAGAAGCCCGACACTAAGGTCTACGACACCAACCCCGGATGGCCGGGTCCCGAAAAGTTTGTAATCACATTTTAACCATGAAAGACGAAGAGCTGATTGCCATCCTCGACGAGTTAGACCTCAATGGTGCTGACTGGGACGGAGGAACCGACAAGGCCTACGGCCACAACTACACAAGCACCTATGCCAAGTACTTGGCTGAAATGCGAGCCGACCCCATCAACTTCGTGGAGATAGGCGTGTGGCACGGAGGGTCCATGGCTATGTGGTGCAAATATCTTCCAAAGGCCAAGTTCCTGTTCTACGACATTGCCAACCAAGTCAAGCCAAAGGCTGACAAGTACATTGACTGGACTCGTTCAAGGCTTCACATCGCATCGGCCTACACACCCGAATCCGTGCAAGTAGCAAGGGACTATTTTAAGAACGGCATCGACTTCCTGCTTGACGATGGCCCGCACACCTTAGACTCTATGTTGCAGGTCGTCAGCCTGTATGCACCATTGATGAACCAAGGCGGTGTCTTAATGATTGAGGACGTTCAGAGCAAGGATTGGTTCGTGAACCTGTCAGCCGTAGCACCGAGCAATTCAATCTTTGAGGCCATAGACCTTAGTGAATCGGGCCGATACGACGACCTTATTGCCGTTTACAAGTTCTAACATGGGCATCCCCGTAATCATCAACAACCGCAACCTGCTGACATGGCCCAAGGCAATGGTCAGGGACTTGAGCAAGTGGGAGGGGATTGGGGACATTTACATCGTGGACAACGGTTCAACCTACGAACCTTTGCTGGAGTGGTACGCCACGAACCCCTGCAAGGTCGTAATGCTTGACGAAAACTTGGGCCATCAAGCCCCATGGACTTCGGGCTTGGTGCAGAAACTTGGCGAGCCTTACTATGCGGTTACAGACCCGGACCTTGACCTTTACAAGACCAGCAAGCGGACGATTCCCATGTGCTTGGATTGGCTGCAACAATTCCCCCAAGCAGGCAAGGTCGGCCTGTCGCTCCGATGGGATGACGTGCCTCCAAGGTCGTCGTACTACACCCACGTCAACAACTACGAAGCGACTCGTCAGCGTAACTCACGGGTCATCATGGCAGCGAGAGTTGACGTGCCTATCGACACGACCTTTGCCGTTTACAATCGTCAGGAGTACTTCATCGGTGGGGTTTCGTTGCTTGAGTCAGCGAGGCACATTCCTTGGTACTATTCGGAGAAAGAACGCAAGGCTGATAAGGAGTTCAGCCAGTACCTTGCATCGGCATCGTCGGCATCGTCCTACAAAACCTTCTTGAAACTATGAAACTCCAAGACCTCACCATTGACCAGTTCCAACGCATCGGAGCCATTGAGTTCTCAAGCGTGCTGGGAGATTACGATAAGCGTGCAGGAGTCGTTGCAATCGTTGAGGGGGTCGATATATCACTCGTGAGGGAAATGTCCGCCAAGAGCGTCCTAAAGAGATACAAGGCCATCATAAGCGAGTGGAACGCATTGCCTGCGTTGGGTTACAAGCGAAAGTTCAAAGCAGGGGGCAAGTGGTGGATTCCAACGGTGTTCACGGATGAGTTGACCGCTGGGCAGTTGATAGAGTTGATGGACGCAAACACCACGGACGAGAAGCAACTCCTGCAGAACCTTCACCGCATCATGGCTACTCTATGCCGGGAAGGCGGTCTATTCGGATTCTTCCCCAAGAAGTACGACGGGGCTGCCCATGCCGAGCGAGCCGAGTTGATGAAGAAACACGCCAAGGTGGGCGATGTTTGGGGCGTTGTCAGTTTTTTTTTGCTAAGTTCCGAATCCTACTTGAAAGTTTTGAGCGATTATTCCAAGCACCTGATGACGAAGGCCGAGGGGCTGACGTAAGCCCTCTCGCAGGGTACGGCTGGCTGATGGTGGTGTGGAGGATGGCCAACAAGGACGTTCTCAAGTTCGATGCCATCTTTGCAATGAAGGCGGTGGAGTTTCTCAATTATGCCCTCCTGATTCACGACATCTTGGAAGCCGAACGGATGGAGGCGGAGCGAGCGAGGCGCAGATAGACACATTCCAGCACGGGGGACATTTACCCGTATGGAGTTCAACGTCTTTGTAGGGGGGTCAGGAAAGAAACTGACCGACATCCAAAAGGAGGCCCTTGCTGACTTTGGTGTAGCCCTTGAAGATGGGGCCATTGAGAATAAGTCCCACGCATTGGTTGTCAAGTGGCTTGAAGGAGTGGTCCGTCTTGCAAAGGAGAACCTTGCCAAGTCGAACGCCATCGCAAGCAATGCCCTCTCGCAGTCCATAACCGTTACGCCCATATCCCTAAACGACCAGTCCTTCGTCGTCGCTATTGAGGCAGCGGATTACTGGAAGTTCGTGGACCTCGGTGTCAAGGGGGCAAACTCAACAAAACGTGCGCCTAACTCTCCCTTCCAATACCGGGACAAACGTCCACCTATCCGTCCAATTCAGGAGTGGATTGCGTTCAAGGGCATTCCGTTGGAAGGCAGGGACAAGAAGGCAGCAAACAGATCCTTTGCCATCAACATCGCCAACAAGATTCGGAGGGAAGGTCTGCGAGCGACCAACTTCATGAGCAACGCAGTATCCCCCGAAATGATAGAGGCCCTGACCGAGAATATCGCAGAGGTCCTTGGTAAATCCATAAGCGTAGCAACAACAAGATAAAATGGCAATAACCGTCCTATCAGGGTCGCCTCTCGTAGCAACCCCTGTGTACAACAAGATGCTCTTTAAAGTCAGCGGTTCGCTGATTGCACAACCCAATTACAGGTACGTCTGCGATGTCAAGAACCCAGCAGGGACGACCCTTGCCCGGCTCAAGTGCGACAAGTTACCTTTGACGAACTTCGGCTTCTTTGACGTTGCCAAGGTCGTTGAAACGCTGATTGCACCGACTAAGCCATCGCTGACCCAAACGGGCTTCGTGGACCATGCCGGGTACTATTCGGGGTACAGGCTTGACTTCATGGAGGAATACGGGAACACCCCTGCGGTGCAGACGGGAACCGTTACCACCGTCAGCGGGGTCATGGGGTTTGCGGGGAACTTGGAGCAGTTGGAGTTCCAAGACTGGAGCCTAAGTCCCTACTTCCGAATCGGGTCCTCGTTCAATTCCGTGAAACCCCTGACAACGCTATCGGCCTTCACCGTGTATCGTGGAGGCAAGGCTTGGCTTGCTATCAACGCCACCAAGTTTACTGCCGTGTCCGCCAATGACACCTACCTCGTTTCGGGCCGTGTGGCTTACAAGGGGGTCAATTACGACATAGCAGTCAGCCCAAGCCTTTCAGGTACAACGGATTTCAATATCCAACGCTTCGGGTGCGGACCTGCTCAACTATCGGGAACCATCGCAGCACTAAGCGGAGCCGTTGAGGGGGATTCCTACACGGTGCAGTTCTTGGCTAATCAGGGTTCGGGGTCAGTCATCACGACCTTCACCTTCGGCCCCTGCGAGCGATTCAACTCCATCCCAGTTCACTTCCAAAACAAGTTCGGAGGCATTGACTCCTACACCTTCACGCTAAAGAACCGCAAGAGGGCCAACATTACCCGGCAGACGTTCGGCTACAACTCGGACGTTTATGCGACCACCACCTACGACAAAGTATGGGCAGGGGAGTTTGATTACGTTTACGCACTCAACTCCGACTGGCTGACGGATGCCGAATCCGCTTGGCTGATTGAGATGGTCAGGTCCGGGCAGGTATGGCTTGAACTGGATGGGCAGTTAGTGGAGGCTATCGTCAACGCCAACACCTACCAATTCACGACACGCAGGAACGACCGCCTGACTCAGTTGCAGGTTGATGTTGCCGTGGCTTACAAGAACAACATTCTATGAGCGTTACGCTGATTGCCTACCCGACCGCTGACTACACCACCGACTTGCAGGCTTGGAATGCGTTTAACGACCGAGCCGATGCCGATGGTGCTACGAGCAGGGAGGACGCTTGCTTTGGCTGCCTGTTCTCAACCTTTGCGACCCTTTACGACCAACCTGAACTGGCTTATGTGTTGGACACCATGGGCGGCACGGACATAGCCATCACGTTCAGCATTGACGACATAAACGACATCACCAAGCGTAGGGGGTCGTTCTCCAAAACGATTGAGTTGCCTAATACGACAACCAACGCAAGCCTGTTCAAGTTTGCCTACAACGTGCAGTCCTTCGTGGGTGGATTCCAACCCAACAAGAAGATTCGTGCTGCGATGTGGGAGGATGGGGTCCAAGTATTCAGCGGTGCGATGCAGTTGCTGTCCATGAGCAAGACCAAGGGCGAAGTAACCTACGAGGTCGGCC